GGCCAAAATAGCTAATTTAGCTAAAACATGGTGTTAGATATCAGTGAGCAACCCGAAAAACCGGAAGCAGAAGAAGACAATAGTCTTCAATTTGAAGTCATGCCGGGCGCAGAAGCGCTCGAACAGGCCGAAAACGTTGATTTAAGTTTTCCAGAACCCGACCCGGAGCCAGAAAATGCTGAACAGAGCGATGCAGAAGAATCTGAGCCAGAAACACCGCAGGAAGAAGCGGCTGTTGGAGATGAAGAGACGGCGGAAGAAGACAATGGAGAAGCTGTTGACGATGACGACGAACCAGATTCTGCAGAACCTACCGAAGTCGTAGAGGAAGAGCCGGAAGAAGAGGAAGAACAGCTACCTCTCGCAGCTGAAGCAGAGAAACCCCAATCTAAAAATCCGATGGTGCCTAAATCTCGCCTTGATGAAGTGTTAGCGAAACAGAAAGCACTGCAAAAACAGGTCGATGATATGAAAGCAGCGTCTGAAACCCCCGCAGAAGCACCAGAAGAGTACGATTTTGACACGAAAGAAATCGAATATCAGCAGTTGGTACTCGATGGCGAAGCCGAAAAGGCGGTAGCCCTGCGTAAAGAGATAAGAGGCGCCGAAAAAGCGCAGATCGAGTGGGATATGGAGCAGAAGATGGGCCAAACAGTCCAACAAAACGCTCAAGCTACCGCACTACAACAAGCCGCGGCCGAGATGGAGGCTAATTTCCCCGTCTTTGACCAGAACTCAGACCAATTTAACGAGGAATATACAAATGAAGTGGTTGAACTACGTGACGCATTCATTATTAAAGGTTACGACGCAGTTGACGCTTTGGGCAAAGCAGTTAATTTCGTGGTTAAAGATCGTGGACTCGACGATACGCCATCTGATGGTCCAGCTCTTGCAGCTTCGCAACAAAAAGTAGAGCAGAGCGCCAAGAAGAAGGCGACAGTCGCTAAAAAGTTAAAAGCAGCTGAATTGCAGCCGCCAGAACTCGAAGGTGAAGGCTCGTCGTCACGCGGTGAGAACGTTGTTGACTTTGGTGGTATGTCAGAAGACGAGTTCAACGCGCTGCCAGAGGCAACGCTCCAGCGTTTGAGAGGCGATATCGTCTAGTGAACTTTCCGTCGCATGTGGTAGGTATGGCTTTGGCTTTAATTGCCTGCGCCATACTTATCGCTTGCGGCAAGATATTAGTTTGACTAATATAAATTAATTCGCCTGACTGAGCGACATCAGCCCGTGACCGATCACGTTAAAAATCGTCCTCGTCCGCCGGGACGTTAACTACGTCGAGGTCGTAACTCGTAAAACATACGCCACACGTTCCCCACGATACGGGGTATACGGATCGGCCTCTCCAAAAGCTGGCTGTCGGTGGTTGGGATGACCCTAACCATTATGTGAAACACATCTCTTATGGAGCTAACAATGGCTACTACAAACTATGGCACGCTGACAGGTGATCAGCTGCAGGTGTGGTCACGCGACTTTTGGCGTGTGGCCCGCAATATGTCCTTCGTTAACCAGTTCGCTGGTTCTGGGCAGAATGCAATGGTACAGCGCGTAACTGAGCTGACCAAATCAAACAAAGGTACAAAAGCAAACATTACATTGCTTGCAGATATGACTGGCGACGGTATTACCGGCGACAACACTCTGGAAGGTAATGAAGAAGCACTGCGTGCCTTCGACATCACAATCGAGCTGGACCAGCTCCGCTTCGCTAACCGCGTTGCTGGGCGTATGGCCGACCAAAAAACGGTTGTGAACTTCCGTGAGCAGTCTCGCGACGCTTTGGCATATGCCATGGCTGACCGTATGGACCAGCTGGCGTTCCTGACGCTTTCTGGCGTTGCTTACACCAGCAAAAACAACGGCGCACTTCGCACAACCTCTTCTTCAGCTGGCCACGAGCTGGTTGACCTTGAGTTTGCTTCTGATGTGTCTGCTCCTACCACCAACCGCCACCGTCGCTGGGATGCTACCAGCGGTTTGGTAGCTGGTGATACGACTGCCGTCGCCGCCGCTGACAAAATCAGCTACGAGTGCATCGTGAACCTCAAAGCCTATGCTAAAGATCAGTACATCCGCGGCATCCGTGGCGCTGGTAACGACGAGGTGTTCCACCTCTTCGTGACTCCGTCGCAAATGAAGGATTTGAAACTCGACTCTGACTTCCTGGCTAACGTCCGCAACGCTGGCGTTCGCGGTTCGGCAAACAGCTTGTTCGCCGGTTCGTCAAGCCTGATGGTTGATGGTGTCATGGTTCATGAGTTCCGCCACGTGTTCAACACGGGTGGTGCTACTGCCGGTACATCCTCAAACGCTGGCGACGCTGGCTACAAATGGGGTGCTGACGCTGATGTGAACGGTGCTCGTGCATTGTTCTGCGGTGCTCAAGCTCTCGCCATGGCTGATATTGGTCTGCCGGAAATCGTAGAAGATACCTTCGACTACGAAAACCAGGCTGGTATCTCTGTCGGTAAAATCTTCGGTCTTCGTAAGCCGAAGTACAACACCGATGTCACTTCTTCTGTTGAAGATTTCGGCGTCGTTGCTATCGACACCGCCCAGTAAGTATAAGACCCCCCTCTTCGGAGGGGGGCATCTTCTCACTTAGAAAGGAAAAGCAATGAAAGTTGTTTCTGAGAAACCCCTCCGTGTAACCACATTGACCGGAGCAGCAGTGTTGTTTGAGCCAGGAGTAGCTCGTGAAGTATCGGAGACTATTGGTCTCTTAGCCTTACAACAAGGCGCAAAGCAGGCTCAGGCCGAAAAGCCTATAGAAGTTCCAGAGATTAGCGAAGAAGAAACGCTAGTACAGAAACTGGTCGAACTAATGAACGAGGGCGACCCTAGTAATTTTAAGAAAGACAGCACCCCCAAGGCCACAGTCGTTAATGAGCTGGCCGGACGCACACTGTCTTCAGAAGAACGTGAAGCCGCTTGGGAGGCTGCTTTACGCTCGTAAGAGGTAGCAAATGACTACAACGGTACAGAGCGTACTAGATAGAGTTCAGCAGACACTCCAGGATACAGCCGGTATCCGTTGGTCAGAAGCTAATGAGTTAATCAAATGGGTGAATGACGCCCAACGTGAGATTGCTCTTCTCAAGCCGGACGCTACTTCTTCAAACACCACCGTAACTTTGGTGGATGGTACAAAGCAGTCAATACCTTCGGATGGCAATCGACTACTCCGCGTTATGCGCAATATGTCAGCAGCATCTAGCGGCGACGGAGGGCGATCGATTCGTCTGGTAGCGCGCGACGTACTAGATACACAGACTCCAACATGGCATGACCCAGCCGTAACTGGTGAGGCTGCACATACGAACGTAGTTAAGAATTACGTTTACGACGAACAAGACCCGAAGAACTTCTATGTATTCCCCGGTGTAAGCGGCAACGCGTATATCGAGATTGTGTATTCGAAGAACCCAGCAGCCGTTACTTCTAGCGACAACCTCGGTGTCGACGATATCTACGCTAACTCAGTCATGAACTACGTCCTATACATGGCGTATATGAAAGAGTCTGAGGTCGCCGGTAATGCGCAGCGCGCTTCCTCGCACTACAACCTATTTACCGCGGCCATCACTGGTAAGGCTCAGGTAGACACGATCACAACTCCTAACATCGAACGAAGAGGAGACGCCTAATGGCTATCAAATATGAATCGCTCTTACCCGATATCATTTCGATGGTTCCAGCGTGCCCGGAGATCGTAGCGGAGCGCGCCGTACGTAGTGCTGCAATCGAACTATGTGAAAAAACCGACGCCTATCAGCGACAGCTGGACCCAGTTACCGTAGTGAAAAACATCTTTGAGTACGATCTAGAGCCGCCTAGCGGAACAGTTGTACACCGTATTGTTTGGGTGACCTATAACGGTAAGCCTCTGGAACCCATCTCGAGCGGACTCTTGGAGCAGCGTAAAGAGAACTGGCGTAATGACACGGGCACGCCAGAGTACTTTATTAAGCAGGGCCTCAGCACATTCAACCTCGTCCCAGTACCCGGCGCGACGTTGTCACAAGGTGTTGAAATCCGCGTTGCCCTAAAACCAACACAAACATCCAATGCGTGCGACGACGAAATCATGACGGATTACCGCGACACGATTATCAACGGCGCATTGTTCCGTCTTTGTCGTATGCCAGCAAAAGATTGGACAGACCTCGCGTCTGCTCAGGTCTACAACACCCTATTTAACG